GTAGTTCTAAGCCACTCGAACAATCTCAGTTGTTCATTCTCTGCTCTTCTGGTGTGACGTGGCATTATAGCCCCGCAACGCAACAGGTCACATTGCCAATCAACACTCCATTCCTTTTTAAGGTGGAAGTTGGTTGCCTGTGATGAGTAAAGATGAGACATGCTGTCTTCAGAAGAAAACAGCGGCATGAGATGCTGTGGGAGTAACATTAGTCTATGGATGAACCATAGACGAACCGTAGGAAGGTTGTGCTGCTGCGCCAAATTGGCACCTGCAACATGCGCTTCATACGCACCCGGATTCCATTGTGATGGCAGATCGTCTGAAAACTTTCTGCTCAACCGCATCGGAGTCACATCTTCGCCGGAGAAATACTCACCTCCACAAGATTCCCTAAAAGGGATTGCTTGGGATATGAAAGACTTCCCAGGGCTGAATGTGAATCCGCACCCAGTCAGTGCATCTAGCACTTCATGGGCATATTCTGTGCGAATTACAATGTCATCACCGTACACTGAGTAGTCCGAAGGAAAACTCAGGACGCTCTGTTGCCTCACGACGTATTCACAGATAAGAGCGAACATAATACACTCTACTGGGAAGCATAATGCTGAACCCATTGGAGCAAATTTCGCAAGCTCTAGACTCTTACCATTTGGTAAGAGAGCCTCCTTTGACCTAGTGGCATAGAAACCACGCATCAAAGGAGTCCCGTGAAAAACGGCCTTTACCAAATCCCAAGAGACACAGTCGCTCGCATTCGACAAATCAATTGTCGCGTACGATCGAAAGGTGCTTCCGTCACAAGCTAATACACGATTTTTATTTTGATCGTGTAGATCGATATGACGGTTCATCACAGTATGGCGAGACATGTATCGATCAAGTGATCTTGCGATCCCTTGTTGGAAAAACTGCAATACTGCAGGTTCCGACGATATTGTTCTCCAGGACTGGATGCTCTTAGGTACGAATTGAACCTGACACTTTCTAAAGGAGCCTGATTTGATAGGCATGGGAAACCATGAATCCAAATCAGAGTCGAAAGTCTTGAGAAAATAGTCCAGAGCCACATCTCTGTGGAAATCTGAATACTTCTCAAGAATTGACGACTTCCCTAAGAAGGCGACAGCTCCGTTTCCGTGACGAGGTAGAAATCCCTCATAACGAAAATCGGAAAACCACTCTCGAGCAATTTTATTAAGTTGCTCAACAATGACTGTATCGAATTCGAAATGTTTCAACATGTC